AAAGCTAATCAACTGGATCACTAACGTTGATGCACCTGGCGATATGGCTGCTGCTACTGGTGACGGTAGTGATGTAGCTGATCTAACTGGTACTGCTGCTGCCCTTACTTTGGCAAAAATAGACGCTGCAATGCTTGCTGCGTATAACGACGGTGGCGCACCAAATATGCTTTTGATGTCACCAACTAACAAGCAGAACTTCTCAGGTCTGTCTTCTGGTTCAGTAGCAACTAACCAGATTACTTACACAGCACCGCGTGAAGCTGCTATTGTTGGCTCAGTGTCACTTTATCTGAGTGATTTTGGAGAATTGGCTGTCACTGTTGATCGTCAGTGTCCAAATTCTGAAATGTATCTGATTGACACAGATTATGTATGTATCGGTTCACTACCCGGTCGTATGTTTAGCGTATCTGATGTTGCCGCGACAGGTGACGCAACCAAATTCGCTATCGTGTCAGAATACACGTTGATCGTTAAAGCACCTAAAGCACACGCTGCGGTGATCGGTCTAAACGGCTCATAAGCCGACATTACAAACTAACTAATAGGGGTGGCTTCGGCTGCCCCTTTTTACATTGAGGTAGACATGAAGAAGCTATTAAACGCTGATCCAATTACAGGCAAGAAAACTTACTTTCACGGTGAAACTGATGGCAACTATGTGTCAACAGAACAGCCAGTGGACAACATCAAAGACGCTGCCAAAGAAGAAGCAAATGAATGGCGCTATGGTGATCTTATGGGCAACACCCAGAAGCACAAACAGAAGGTCGGGGAAATCCCGGCTGTGATTTATTATGACTTACTCAAGAAGTTTGGACAGCCAAGGGAAAACCCTAAGGCATGGCTAAAGTGGCTTGAGGAAAACAAAAGTTTCAAAGCAACAGGTGGTAAACTGGTCTAATGGCTATTTCGACTTACACTGAGTTACAAACGTCTATCGCTAACTTTTTGGCGCGTGATGATTTAACCTCAGTCATACCCGACTTTATACAACTCGCCGAAGCAAGAATGTCGCGTGAGCTTGATACACGTTCACAGGAAAAACGTGCGATTGCTCCTACTGTTGCTGGCGATGAGTTTATCAGCTTACCAACTGATTTACGCAAAATACGTTTGGTAAAGCTAAACACTGATCCTATTGACGTTTTAGAATACGCTGCACCACAGGAATACTACGAAACATACGCTTCGTCTGGTGGTGGTCGCCCAAAGATTTACACGGTGATTGGCACAGAGATAGCCTTACGACCTATTCCTGACAGCGTGTTAAATGTTGAGATACTTTATTCAGAAGACGTTTCGGCTTTGTCTGCGAGTAACGCAACGAACACGGTTCTTAGCCGACACCCTGACACCTACCTTTTTGGCTCATTATCTGCTGCCCATATGTATTTGATGGATGAACAACGAGCTACCCAATATGACGCGATATTCAGCAGGGCTATGGATGAGATCAAAAGGGATAACGAAAAGGCTTTCTTTGGAAGTCCTTTAGCAATGAAAACAGATTACTCAGGAGTATAACTTATGTCTGCAATGAGCGACTATTTAGAATTAGAAATCCTAGATCACATTCTAGGTACTGGTGCATACACAATGCCAAGCAACGTTTACGTTGGATTAGCAACTGGTTCTTTCGGCGATGATGCGTCTGGAAGTGAGCTTTCGGGCAGTGGCTACACAAGAAAAGTCGCAGCGTTTAGCGCAGCTTCAGGTGGTACAACGTCTAACTCTGGTGCGATAGAGTTTCCAGCGGCAACTGGATCGTGGGGATCGGTTTCGCATTTTGGTATTTTTGATGCGTCATCATCTGGCAATTTGCTTATTCACGGTGCATTTAGTGCCGCCAAAACGATAGCTTCTGGCGATATTTTACGCATTGCGGCTGGAGACTTAGACGTAACAGCGGCATAATCTTATGCCTGATATTATTGGCCCCACGCTAGAACAGCTAGATTTATGGGGGTCTATGGATGACCTTGACGTATTTGGTACGCTTGAGGATTTAGACAATTTAAGACTATTTGAAACGTCTGGCGCTGCTACAATAAGTGCATCTGCAACTGCATCTACTGTTCACGTTCAGGGTGTTTCTGGAACAGCAAGCATAGCTGCAACGGCAACGGCTTCTAGCATTCATGTGCAGTCTGTTTCTGCAAGTGTAACAGGTGCAGCTTCGGTTGCAGCGATTGCACAGTTTATCGTGCGTATGGACGCAAGTGTATCGGTTGCTGTTACGGCAACTGCCACAGCCATTGCTATACGAAATGCAAGTGCAAACGAAAGCATAGCGGTTACAGCCACGGCAACGCCTACGGTTGTATTTAGTGTTGCTTCTGCTGTTGATCTAGCGGTCACGGCGACAAGTGATGCGACTTACACAGCAGTAATGGCTGGTGCGCCAAGTATAGCAATAACAGACACAGCGACAGGCAAGATACTAGGCGAGGACTGGATAGATACTACGCCTGGCAGTGAAGTTTGGACTGACGCGGTTCCATCAACAACAGTACCATTTGTGGATCAAATACCAGCATCCGCAACAGGAGTTTGGTTAAGACAATGATACCTTTTGGCGAATGGCTACCAGATCAATCTGATCTGCAAAACCCCGGCGTAACAGTCGCAAAGAATGTATTACCAGCGGCGCGTGGTTATAGACCTTTTGCAAGCTTAACAGAGCTATCTGGTGCGGCTACGGAAAGACTGCGTGGCATTTACGCGACTAAACTAAACGACAGTACAGTTTTAAGTTTTGCTGGTGATGACGATGATTTGTATAAGCTAAACACAACCACATTTGCGTTGGATAGCATAAACTCTGGCTACACTATGACAGGCGATACTTACTGGAAGTTTGTCAGGTTTGGCGATGAGGTAATTGCGGCTGGTAATGATACTGATAGCTTGCAAGGCTTTACTGTTGGTTCTGATACAGCGTTTTCTGCCATAAGTGGTGCGCCAGCAGCTAGAGAGTTAGCTGTTGTTCGTGATTTTGTTGTCACAGGAAACGTAACCTATAGCGGTGGTACGCACCGCTCTCGTGTACGTTGGTCTGCGATTAATGACGCGACTAGTTGGACGATTGGCACAAACCAAGCTGATTTTCAGGACATACCTGATGCTGGCAAAGTAACAGGCTTGGTTGGCGGTGAGTTTGGCGTTGTTTTACTAGAGCAAGCGATTGCTCGGATGCAATACGTTGGTTCTCCGTTAATATTTACTTTTGAGAAGGTGGAGACAGGTCATGGGTGTAACTACCCAAACAGCGTTGCATCACTTGGCCCGACACAAGTATTTTATCTCGCTGATGATGGTTTCTTTATGTTTGACGGTAATCGCAGCATACCGATTGGCGCTGAGAAAGTAGATCAGTTTTTCTTTGAGGATTTGGACTTTTCCAACACAGACAGGATTAGCTGTGCGATAGACCCGGAAAACCAAGTTGTCATGTGGGGTTATCCTTCAGTCAACGGAATTGGCAGTCCAGATCGTATATTGGCGTACAACTATGCGGTTCAAAAGTGGTCAATAGCAGAACTAGATCACGAGTTATTGTCGTCTTCTTTAACGCCAAGTTTTTCTGTTGAGGCTTTGGATAACATAAGTAGTACATTGGAAGGTTTAACAACCTCATTGGACAGTAGGTTTTACTCTGGTGGGTTTTTTCAACTTTCTGCTGGCAAGGACAAAAAGATACACACGATTACTGGTGCGCCATTAGAGGCAACTTTGGAAACAACTGAGTTTGAACCAGCCAATATGCGGCAATCTCTCATTCGCAGTGTAACGCCATACGTTACAACCAAAGGCTCATCAGCGCCAACCGTCACATCGCAGCTTGCGTCACGTTCACGGCAAATTGACGGTTTTACTTATGGTACTGCTGTGACGCTGAATAATGACAACACTTGTCCTATTCGGGGCAGTGGTCGGTATCACCGGGTACGTGTGAGTGTAAACGGCGATTGGCGATACGCATTAGGAATTGACATAGACGCAAGCGCTATGGGTCGCAGATGACCGACTTTAACTATGTTAAACTGCCAGCTTCGGGCGCTGACCCAAGGCAAACGGCACAAGTCGTTAACTTATTGGTGGACGGCAAGTTTAACGCCAGTGGTACTGTCACGCTTACGGCAAGCGCTGCATCTACGGCGGTCACAGATTATCGCGCTGGGCAAGACAGCGTTATACTATTTACGCCAACAACGGCAAATGCTGCTGCTGAACAAGGCAACGGCACGATGTTCCTATCTGCACGAGGAAAGCAGGGTTTTACGATTACCCACGCTAACAACTCGCAGACGGACAGAACCTTTCTTTACATCGTTATCGGATGAAATTCACAGCTATTCACCCAAAATTGCTACCTGACGTTTGGGCGCACATTTCACCTATTCTTAATAAAGCAGTCAGTCTTAATCCAGAGATCATAGACATTAGTGATGTTTATGTTGGTGCTTTGGCTGGTGCTTATGTTGTTTGGGTAGCTATCGATGAAGAGTCAGGTGAATTTGTTGGCGCTGTCACAACACGAATAATTACTTACCCTCAAGCAAATTCGTTAGCGATGGATTTCTTGGGCGGTACTCGCATGAAGGAATGGCTTCATTTGGCGCAAGAGGCAGTCGAAGAACACGCAAAGCGCAATGGATGCACACAACTAGAAGCTTACGGCAGACGAGCGTGGTCAAGGTATCTTGAACCGTTGGGCTGGGGGCAAGCTTACATTACCTATAAGAAGGAACTTTAACATGAGCAAAGGCGGCGGTAGTTCAACAGTCACCAATGTACAGCAATTACCGCCAGCAATAGCTGCTGCGTTAAACACTGCTTACACAAACTTTAATCCGTTCCAACAAGCTTTTGATGCTGTTGGTGCGTTTGATCCTACGGCTACGAAAGTAGGCACTGCTGGTCTATCTACTGGTGAAAGCAACGCTATTACAGCGGCAAATAACCTATTAGCTAATCAACCAGCTTTCTTAGGCACAGCACAGCAAAACCTTGGTGGGCTTATGGGTGGTGCAGTAGATAATACTGCTTTGGCAAATCAACTTGGATTAACAGCAGACACTACAAATTTACAAAACTTACTTGGTGCTACCACAGATACCGCTGGTATTCTCGCCGCCGCACAAAACGCAACAGACGCAAGTAATATTATGGCTGCTGGTGGTCAACAAAACGCTGCAACGGATTTGCTAACAGGTTTAGCTGGCGGCGGCACAAACCCATTTTTACAACAGCAAATTGATGACGCAATCGGTGGTGCAGTAAATAATGTTAGCTCTCAATATGCTCTTGGTGGACGATTAGGTTCTGACAGTTTTGCTGACTCATTAGGCGCTGGCATTACTGGCGCTGCTGCACCAATCCTTGCACAAAACCTACAACAAGACAGAGCCAATCAACTTAATGCTGCACAGGCATTAGGTCAGGTTTCAGGTCAGGATATTGGCAGATCATTACAAGCGGCGCAAAGTGCGGCTGGAATACAGCAAAGCGATCTTGGTCGTGCTTTACAAGGCGTTACTACTGCTGCACAGCTTGGACAGCAAGACGTAGGCCAGCAAGGTAACATCGCACAGTC